CTATCTTTGTAGAGTCATTCGCTGTATCATCTACAACAAGTGGTTCACTAAACTCACCAGCATTACTGCCCACAATGCTTATAGTGCCACTTACTGTTGGTATCTCAAACCCATCAAAGTCTGCTGATGGTATACTGGTCTTTCTTATCGTGTCTCTATTGACTGCATTACTGCTTGTTAGACTGCCTCTTGCGTTCTCATGTACATCACTAGTGTCTATCGCCTTAGGATATACAGACTGGTTGTATTCGTCTGTACTGTCATCTGTGCTACGTCTGTTAGGATCATTAAACCCACTATTAGGATTACCTAGTGTGTCAGGTGTACCAGGTATACCACCAAGTACATACGGCTCTTGTCTATCTTCGTCAAAGAAACCTATGAGTACCCAAGTGCCTTCTACAAAGAAAGACGGAGTAGTGCCCAAACCTGAGTTACTGCCATCGTGTGTTAATACTGTCGCCCATGGTAGATCACTGGTAGGTAACTGTATCTTGTCCTCTGTGTGTAGTCCTAATACACGAACTCTCAGTCTACCTAACTGTTTAGGATCGTTGCGACTCTCTACTACGCCGTAATAAGTTTTCATTTAAAATTTTTTTCCTGTCGATAAGTTGTTTGTTTTATACCACTAGACTTACTATTCTTTTGTACCTTTGCGTAATTTACAGACTTTACAGGTTCTTGTAAATCTTGTAAACGTTTCTTCTCTAAAAGGTCATATAAATCAAGTGTTTTTTCACTACGCAATACCTTCATTCTATGTTCTATCCAGTCTTTCATTATATCTCTATTACACCTCTTGCATTGGTTTCATTGTCTTCTATTCTCTCTCCTCGTAGTCTTGTATTCGATCTATAGTCTGATTTGACACAGGTAAATGTTGTTGTATATTTCTGTGGTGAAACGGTGTGTACTAAGTCTCTTATCAGATATCGTCCACTCAGAAAGATATCATGTACTCGTTTGTTCTCTACATTTAAACTTTCAAAAGAAGGTAAATTTAATGTAACCATATCACCTGCAGCAAGATTAGTATTACCAGGTACTGTACACTTCACGACTATATCATTCATACTCGCTTTATCTTGCAATCGTACTTGTTTTAGTTCTGTTTTATTCTCGTAGTTATTTGTATCTGTATTCGATTGTGTATGTAGTGTATCATCTTGCGTCTCTACGGTGATGACTGAATTAAACATATCGAAAAGAGTACGGTTTTGCTTATCGCCTGGTTCTCGAATATCGTTGTAGATCGGAAAAGGCGTCTTCTCGGCGTGATTGTCTAAAACGTCTCGTACTCGGAAGTTGAGATCATAGTTATGTTGTGTCTTTGTAAATCTTTTATTATTACGTTGATAATTGTATTGTGTGTTAGCGATTTGACCACTAGCGATTGCACCGAGAATGTCTCCTTGTTTCTCTACTCGATACTCTGTGATACTGTGCATATCGGATGCAACGTCTTTACCACCTGGGTTCTGTGTTTGATCAAAGTATTCAATACTGTCTTCGTTCTCGTAATGTTTGTGTAATGGTTTAAATTGAAAACCTCTATGATTTTCATAAAATTGTGCATTGTTACGTCTTGCAAGCATTTTGATGAAAGAAAACATCTTCATACGGTTACCTAGTAATTTGTTGTAATAGTTTGTATATTGTGATACGAAGATAGGTTTGTTTGTAAAATCTTTTGTACACTTTGATAATATATCACTCGCTGTACCTTCAAAAGCACTCTCTACTCTTGTCTGTTCATTACGAATACCTTCTCTTGTGGTGAAATGTAACGTATAGACTTGTTGTCTTTCGTTTGTCTTGATCTGATTATCTACTTTATAGACACGACCTCGATGTTTAAAAAAATCAATACTCTCGTTGTCTGGTAATTCTAATTTAAACTCTATTTCTTCTTGTCCAGTCAACGGCATATTCATCTTGATGTTACCTGTATCTGCAATCGTAACGTTTCCATACATCGCTGGTTTTGTAATACTCTCGTAGATGTTGAGTTCTAGAAATACACTACGCAAGTTGAGTGGATCTGCTTGACCTAGAATATTAATCTCTGGCATAAAGAAATCACCAGCGAAACTAATTTCGTCTGTAAATAAAGGCATTATATTGGTCTCTTAATTAGTTGCTCAAACTCTTTTCTAAATTGCGACACATATACCTTATCTAATAGTCGTATGCGTCTTTTGTTGTCGTTAGAAGTCTGTTCATATTCATAATTCGTTACAGGTAACGCACCCTCTGTATCACTTGCGACTATCAATTTCTTTGTTGTGTCACCACTAGTCGCATTAATCTCATAATGATGAATACCGCTTGGACTGCTATACTTATCATTCACAAAGTCAGACAATGCGACTTGGTCTAGTGGCCAATCATAACGGGAGGTTATGTTGTTTACTGTAACTATTATCCAATGTAATTTTGTATCACCATAATATTTAAAAGCGACTGTATCAGGTTGTTCACCGTCTCTTACGTCATATGTATCAAATACTAAAGTATTCGCTTTGACGTTACTTTTTAGGTTGACACGGCGTACAATATCTGTTATAAGTGTCTTTGTTTCTGTATCTGATAGGTCATATGCGTATGCAGGAAAATTTTCAAAGTATGACATTAGAATCCTTCCAGAACTTTTTCTTTTGTCATGATTTCTGTTTCGACAAATTGTAATTTTAAATTGTATTCTATTGGTGCAGGTGTTTCCATATCTTCGGTCATGATGTGTTGACTTTCACCTCCAGGTCCATAACTTACTTCAACAGATTCTAGTACGCAACCAGAAACAAACGGATACCATTGACTTTCTTTACCTTTGTACATATACTGTATATCAAACTCACCAGGAAAGATTAAATGTCTTCCTATCTTTTGTTCTGATACTCTTTCTGGTAATGAATGAAACTTGAATAACTTAATAATCTTGTTTATTGTCTCTAATTCTTTTTTACTGCGTGGTATCAATCTAAACTCGAAACTGAATGTACGCAAATCAACACCTGTGAAGATTGCTTCTACAGCATTGTTCAATGCACGTTGCGTTCCTTTACGAACTACACCAGTTAAATCACCACCTCCTACTAAATCTACTAATGCACCTGTTACTTGTAGACCAACCGTGTCCATAAGTGCGTCTCTTATCGTATTAAACGTACCTTCTGAACCTACTTTTGATAATAAGTCGTCAACATTTTGTGCACCTATCAAATCTTGTCCTAAAACACCTGAAAGTCCTGTCTCTGATTTTTGATATGACGCACCTACATTATTTGATAAGTTGTTAGGTAAATATAATGCGACTGTATCAGATGATTTTTTGAGACGACCACTCGTTCTCATACTTCCTGACATAGATTTGTTCTTTGAATTTCTTTCTAAACTATTGAGTGCGTCTCCATCTAAGTTTGATACGCCACCACTATAATTAAGACCTTCTTTTTTTGATATGTGATCTACTTTGTTTGATGATTGTTTTACACCTAATGCTTTTTGAAAACCTGGATCTATATCGTCAGTTGTTTGTCTTTCTTGTACCTCTGTTCTTGAACCTAAGTATTGACTTTGCGATACTTCATAAAAATGAAATAACAAATAGTGACCAAACTCGTTTGTACCTAAGTCTTCAGGATAACGTAATGTGCCGTATGAAAATCTATCATCATTCATACCTTTAAATGGATCTGTTGATGAGAATCCTGCACCTCGACTATTTCGTATAGGTGCTGATGATGTTACTCCTGCATTACCAGCGCTTGTCACACCACCAAATAATTTGTTTCGTAGTTTGCTTGCTAAAGTATTCCTTGACATATTACTATTTATCTGTTATAACGGAGGTATTGTAGACCAATGTTTAAGATGATCCTCTGTAATCAACTGAAAATTGTAACCTCTTTTATCACAATACTTTCTACACGCTTTCCATTTTGCGTCATTGATTACATATTGCTCTGCTTGATACTTCCATGTCTTCGTCTTGCGTTTAGGTATGCGTGGTGGTTGTGTCTGTGATTTTGGCTTGACTTCCCACACGGTTTCTGTTATAGTGCCTTCATTGTTACGATATTTAAGGTATACATCAGGAAAGTATCTGTGTATTTTGTTGTCTAGAGGATGACGATACGGTACAAAAAATTCTTCACTTGCCCATTGCATAATCGCTGGGTTACTATCTAAATATCTGAATACAGTTAGTTCCCAAGATGATCTGTATATTATATTAGACGAATTGCCTTTGTATTTGTTTGGGTTCTTAGGTTTAAATCTACCTTGAACTAACATCCTATTACTCATGCGTTTTATCTTTTTCATTCTAATTATTTAGATAAATAGTAGCATGGCGTCAGTATTTGATACAATAAAAAGACAAGCAGGTGATAGAGACCTATCATTGAACTGGTATAAGAAAAAGATAGGTGAACTATCAAACAGAATATCTGTAAGCAGATTGATGAGAGACGGTAAGGTTCGTAAAACACCTAGATATAATCGTCTTCACTTTTTTAGATATGATCCTAAACTTAAATCAACGTTACCATACTATGATATGTTTCCACTAGTCATGCCTATACAATCAGCACCTGGTGGATTTTTAGGTATCAATTTTCATTACTTACCCATACCTGCAAGAATGAAATTATTAGAAGCATTAGACAAAAGAAACTTTACAGGCGATTATAGTAAATTAAAAAATGTGAGATATATTAAACCTACAATCAAACATTATTTGAAAAGACAATTTGTTTCTGGTTTCTTAGATTTAGATGAAGAAGACTACGCACCAGCAATATTCATGCCTGTTGCACAATGGAAGAAAGCAGGTCAATCAACAGTATGGAAAGATAGTAGAAAGAGATTTTAATGGCAATTTTTAGAGGTGGTAAAAGAGTAGGTCCTTTCGATATTCGTATCGGGTTACCTAGAGGACGTGAGTATGATAACATACCTGGCGATCCTAGATTAAAACAAAGAGCAAATCCTGAAACAACAATTAATCGTCTAAGGTCTGCAATTGCAAAATCAGAAGGTGTTGCTCGTAATAGTCGTTTTCTTGTAAGACTTAACTTACCTAAAAACAAACTACTAACACAAGCACTATCAGATAGAAATATCGCTTTTGATAGTACAAATCAAGCGGTTGCAGCGCAAGCAAATGCTGAAGCAGGTACAAGTGAAGAAGCAGATAAAGCACAAGATAAAGCAGGTCAAGCATTACAATACGAAAGAGATTTATTACCACAAATACAATTATTGTGTACTAAGATTACAATGCCTTCAAGAACATTTAATACTAGTCCATATCGTATTGCAGGTGCACCTTATCAATATCCTACACAAGTGCAATATGCTGAAGTGCAAGCGACTTTTATCGCTGACAAATTTTTAAGATTAAGACAGTTTTTCGAAGTGTGGCAAAACTCTATATATGACAATCAAACTGGTATGTTTAACTTCTATGAAAATTATATAAGTAATTTAGACATATTTCAGTTAGGTCAATTTGAAGAATTAAATGATAGAGATAGTGCTACATATGGTGTACGTTTAAGAGAATGTTTTCCTAGTGTCATAGGTGAAATATCATATGACGCTGGTGCAAAAGACCAATATGTAGAACTAAATGTAACATTTCAATATAGAGATTGGTTGAACTTTGACTTAGATATTGATAGTACCGGTAAAGTTGGCGGTCTATCATCAGGAACAGTAAAACCTTCGGGTGGTTTATTCAGTAATTTACCACCTGAATTACGAAGAACAGGAAGACAAGTATTAGGAGGTCTGAAGCGTTCTATACCAATAGGTAAAGTATTTGGTGGTAAAATATTTCCACCGTTTACATTTTAATATTATAAAGGAGATATATTATGGCATTGCCAAAATTGAATACTCAAACTTTTGAATTGAATATTCCGTCTACGGACGAAAAAATAAAATACAGACCTTTCTTAGTGAAAGAAGAAAAAATATTACTTCAAGCACAAGAAGGTGATAAGAATGAAATATTTGACGCAATCACAGAGGTGGTTAATGCGTGTACATTTAACAAAATAGATATTGCAAAACTACCATCATTTGATGTAGAATATTTGTTCTTACGAATAAGAGCAAAGTCAGTAGGTGAGAAAGTTAATTTAAACTTATCATTTCCTGGTGATGAGAGTGTAAAAGTGCCTACATCAGTTGACTTAATGAAAGTTGAAGTAGAGGTGGATGATGAACATACAAACAAAATACAATTAACTGATACGATTAGTATAATCATGTCATATCCTACACTTAAAACATTAAGTAAGTTTAATATGGAAGAAATTAAAGCAGAGGATTCAGTTGAAATAATTGCAAAATGTATTCATCAAATTATACAAGGTGTTGAAACATCTGAGGCAAGAGACTTCAAACTTGCTGAACTAGTAGAGTTTTGTGATAACATGACACAAGCACAATTTCAAAAAGTAAATAAATTTTTTACTTCAATGCCTAAACTAAAGCATGAGGTAAAACTAACACACCCTAAAACTAAAAAGAAGGGTAAAGTAGTTATAGAAGGACTACAAAGTTTTTTTTAATATGCCTCTCTCATATTGACCTTGAAAATTATTATACTTTGAATTTTCAAATGATACAGTTACACCATTGGTCGTTAACTGAAATTGAAAATATGATACCTTATGAACGTGAAATTTATATGAGTTTACTTAATGATCATATAAAGAAAGAGAATGAAAGAGCAAAAGAAAGAGAGGCGAAAAGGAGATAGAAATGGCAGACGAAACTAAAACAGTAATACAACAAGCACATCCAGCAGATACAAATGGTGATGGTAAAGTATCAGATAAAGAACATGAAATGTACATGGAGTTTAAGCGTAAAGAATTAGAAGACGCTGACGCTATGAGAGACGCACAAAGAACTATGGCATGGTATTCGTTATATGGTATGTTATTATATCCTATTGCGATAGTTGGTGCTACAATTGCAGGACTAGATCAAGGTGCAAAAATACTAGGTGACATGGCAGGTGTATATTTCATCGCTGTTGCAGGTATCGTTGCAGCATTCTTTGGTGCTCAAGCATTAAAGAAAAAGTAATAAATAGTAAAATATGGTTGAAAAGATAGACACTACAGGTAAGACTATGAACGACATTCTTGCTGGCCTTAAACAAGGCAGAGATCAAGAAAATATCGATAGTAAAAAAGAACAATCTCAAAATCAAGAATTGATTAATACACAAAAAGAAACTGTAGGTTTTCTTCAAAGTCTCGTTAATTCGTCTGTTCAAGGTTTTAAATTTCAGAGAGATAAAGCACTACAAGCCGAAAGAGATAAAGCATTAGGTGGTGATAAAGATGGTGGTGGTGAAATTTCTAGTGATTTAGGCACTGGAGGTATTAGTAAAACATTAGGTAGTCTTAAAAAAGTGTTTGGTGTTGTAGGTCTTACTATAGCAGGTATCTTATTAACTGTAAAATCATTGCAAAATGAATATTTTAAAGGTGCGGTAAAGGATTTGTTTGCAGCACTTGTAGATTTAGGTAAATTACTACTTGACTTTGCAAAAGCAGCAATGCCTTTCATAACAACCATACTCACATATACAGTAATAGGTCTAACGGAAGTAATCAAAGGTATTGGAACAGTATTTAAATATCTAAAAGACTTCAACGACAATGCTGATATTGATCCTGAAGATTACAAAGGCATACCTGTAATAGGTGCTGGAGCAATACTTAGTATTAAGAAAATCAAAACTTCTTTTAAATCCGCAACAAGTCAAGTTGATAACGTTGCAAACAGTATGGATGACGCAGCAAAAAGTATGACCACTACTGCTGATGATGTTGTTAAAACTAGACAACCATCACTTCTTAGAAGATTTAGAACATTTGTTTCAAGACCTTTTACTAGAATAGGTACTATCTTTACTGTAGCATTTAAACCAGTAAGAGCGGCAATTGACTTATTTGCTGATACATTTAAAGGTATTGCAAGAACAATATCAGGTGCGTTTAGATCAGTTGCATTTAATATAGGAAGAATTGCGTCACCATTAAATAAATTAAGAAAAACAATATTTGGTATTGTTGGACCTGTCACTAAACTACCTATAATATCAACTGTTACTACATTTTTTAGTAAGGCAGGAGGTTTTCTAAAAACGTTAGGTAAGTTATTCTTACCTCTTACTATTCTTATTGCATTGTTTGATACTGTAAAAGGTTTTTATTCAGGTTTCTTTGGTACAGATTTAGAAGAAGGTGAAGAACCACCTGAAGGTTTTTTAAACAAATTGATGGCAGGCATAGAAGGTGGTGTTGCAGGACTTGTAAATAGTTTAGTAGGTATACCACTAGACTTCTTAAAAGGGGCAGTAGGTTGGGTACTTGGTAAAATGGGTTTCACAGGTGCTGAAGAAGCACTTGCTTCATTTAGTTTTAAAGAATTATTAGATGATATTATAGGTATCATATTTAATCCTATTGATAGTGCAATCGCCTTATTTAAAAAAATATTTAATTTTGACATTGTAGGTATGGTTAGAAAACTACCTTTTGGTAACAAACTTATTGACTTCTTTACAACTGATGAAGCAGAGCAAGAATTAAAAGATATAAAAGGCACTAAGCAAGAAGAAAGCAAATTAGCAAGACAAGAAAAAGAACTTGCGAATCTGAAAAAAATATTAGAAGATAATAGAGCAAAAATGAATGAGAATCAGATAAAACAGTATGAGGATCAAATTGCAACAGGTGAAAAAATGGTTGCTACCACTCGTGAAAAAGTAGGATTAGATAGTATTGACGCTCTTGAAGAAAGAATATCCACTCTACAAGGAACAGCAGATTTAGCAGACACAAAAGAAAAGAAAAAATTAGAAGAAAGAATAGCAGAGTTGCAAACTAGACTAGATGAGAAAAAAGAGATAGAAGAAGCAAATAATCAACCTGTTGTTATTCAAAATAATGTTAATGATAATAAACAAACTCAAGTAAACAATGCAAACAGCACGGTCTCAATACAAAAGAATACTCAAATGACTGATCCTGTACTGTTTGCGCTAATGGATGATGGTGCTACTATTTAATTAAGCCGTCTGATACCTAGGCGTCTTCGTTAAGGTCATCAAATTAGTCATCTTCTTTTGTTTCGATTGTTTCTTTAAGTTTTTCATTTTAGTTCTCCTTTTGAATTGATTGAGCATTGTGCCCATTTGCCTTGTTATCGTCATGCGTTTCCTCCGGTTTAAATATAGTGATTAGTTCTTCTTTACCTTTCACCTTTATCTTATCTACTTCAACTGATTTAATATCAACCAATTGTTCTTTCGTATAAGATGAATACAGAGTAGGTACTACATTACCATTATCATCTTTGTAATTTCTTGTTGTCGCTTCTAAACGAGCAGCAAGATTTACTGCGTCACCTATTACAGAATAATCTAGTCGCATTTCACTTCCCATATTACCTACAATACATGTTCCAGTATTAACACCTGAACCAATGTTAATATCTGGTAAACCTCTTTCTTTAAATTCTTTTTTAATTCTATTCGTTTCTTCAGCACACTCGATAGAAGTTTTGACTGCCATTTCTGCATGGTTCTCACAATCAAGTGGTGCATTCCAAAACGCCATAATACAATCACCCATATATTTGTCAATTGTACCACCGTTCTTCATTACTATTATACTCATTCTGTTTAGATAATCATTAATGACTTCTACAAGTCCTTCAGGATCATCTTTGTTTTTATAGTATTCACTTATAGGTGTAAATCCTAC